GGCGGCGAACCATCCATCGTGATGACAGGCCCAGTGAACAAGCAAACCGTTTCTGGTTTCAACGGTATTGCAACGCGCTATCGTGACGTGCCAGCAGGTAAACAGGCACAGATCATTGGCGCTGCTGATGTTTACGTTGGTGATTTCGGCCAAGTGAACATTGTTCCAAACAGGTTCCAGCGCGAACGCGATGCGTTTGTTCTTTCGCCTGATTACGCTGGCGTTCACTTCCTGCGCCCATTCCAGCAAGTTGAACTTGCAACCACGGGTGACGCTGAGAAGCGTTTGCTTTTGGCGGAATATGGCCTTGCTATATACAACGAGAAAGCTCACGGCATTGCCGCTGACCTACTCACGTCGTAATCTTGACTTAGGAAGGGGCGGGGAAACCCGCCCTTTTTTACATGGAAAAACGGATCTTTGAACAAGACGAGCTTTTAGGTATCACCCGAATCTGGCATTTTGATGAGGATACCGATACGGCTGTCATCGAGACAATCCAAAACGTCCAGCCCATTGTTGAAACCAATAAGACTGAATTCAACCAGGTCGATGAACGTGCAAGATGGTCAGGTGATGGTCATGGCGTGAAGGTCGCTTCTATTCCCATGAATTTATTTATGGAATTGGTAGGTAAAGGCATCACGCGCAATCAAACGGACTTTAAGCGCTGGCTTAATGATCCAGACAATCGACACTTTCGCACAAGACCTGGGAGGGTTTAATGACTGATAAACGGATTATTTCTGTTTGCGTGCCGGCACGCGATGAAGTGCATACGATGTTCACATTTGACTTGGTGAATGCTGTTAGCCACCACATTGGCAACACGGGTGACATTGTGAATTTGCTGATGAGCCAAGGCACATTGCTTTGCTCGCAGCGCACCGAATTAGTCATGAACGCCATACACGCGAATGCGGACTATCTGCTGTTTCTTGATAGCGACATGCGCTTTCCGGCTGACACCATTGCGCGCCTACTGGCCCATGGCGAGTGCGTTGTGGCAGCAAACTGCGCCAGGCGCAGAATGCCAACCGGCCCCACGGCAGGAAACTATGACAGGGAAACAGGTCGCAAAGTATTGCGTTACTCGATGCCAGAGGACACGGGCCTTGAGCAAGTGGATATGGTTGGAACGGGTGTCATGCTTGTTGACATCAACGTGTTTAAGGTTTTGGATATGCCTTGGTTTGCAACGCCATGGGATGTACAGGCCAAGGGTTACATGGGCGAGGATGTCTATTTCTGCAAGTTGTTGCGGGATAACGGCATTCCGTTGTATATTGATCATGACCTGTCCAAGCAAATTGGGCATATAGGAACCTTCGAGTACAAGCATGAGCACACTTGGGCACTCCGACCGATGGAAGATGAGCGCAGAAAAGCAGCTGGCGCTCCGGTCGAAACTCAAAAGGTGGCTTGATGGCACTCGACACATTTAGCGGACTAAAATCAAGTATTGCGGATTGGATCAACCGCGATGACCTAACGTCCGTCATTCCATCATTTATCGTTTTGGCGGAAGCAACGTTTAACCGCACGATCCGCACACGCGATATGGTGCAGCGCGCAACCGCATCGCTTGATACGCAGTACACGGAATTGCCAGCCGATTTCCTGCAAATGATCAACATTCAGTTGAACACGGCAACGCCCATGAAGTTGTCATTTGTGAGCAATGAGCAAGCCGACGATTTGCGCACGCAGTTTTTTTATAGCGCTAATCAACCCAAGTATTACAGCATTGTCGGGTCAACGTTTGAAGTCATCCCATCACCAAGTGGCGAGTTTGAAGTAGAGATGTCCTACTACAAAAAGATCGCCGCGTTGACAGATAGCAACACAACCAACTGGTTACTTACGAAATCGCCAGCCATGTATCTGTATGGCGCATTGGTTCAAAGCGCGCCTTACTTGCGCGATGACGAGCGCATTGGTACATGGGGCGCGCTGTACAAGGAAGCGTTTAACGATCTGATGCTCGAAGAGCAAAGGACAAACTTTAGCGGCACCACGCCGCGCATGAGAGCAAGGGGTTACTAATGGCCGGATCATTTTCGGATTATCTTGAAGATAAGGTAATGAAGCATGTGTTTACCAACACATCCTACACATCGCCTTCTTCCCTATATGTTGGACTATTTACCACGGCACCCACGGATGCTGGCGGCGGTACTGAAGTGAGTGGTAACGGTTACTTGCGAACCGCTGTCACGTTTTCCGTATCAGGCACATCGCCAACCGCGGCAAGCAATTCGGCTAACGTTGAATTTCCAACAGCAACCGGATCGTGGGGCACTGTTGTTGCCGCCGCTATTTTTGATGCGTCAACATCAGGCAACATGCTGTCATGGGCTGATTTAACGACATCGAAAGCCGTTGGCAATGGTGACGTTTTCCGTTTTGCAACTGGAAACCTGTCAGTCACTTTGGCGTAAAAGCTGAATGGCCCTGAATTATGGAACTGGTTTATACGGCGCTGGCAAATGGGGAACCGATGCCAGCGTTGACAACTATGGTTCAGCGGCTTATGGCGCAGGCAAATATTCAGCGCCAGACCAAAATTATGTTGAAGGCGAAGCCGTTGCAACGGGCGTCAGTACCATGGAAGCGGCTGGCGAGAAAACGCCAGGCAGCGGCAGTAACTACGGTTTTGGCACCTACGGAACAGGCAACTATTCAGGCTCATCTGTCATTTATGTTGACGGGCAAGCCACTGCCGCATCAACATCAACAGTTTCAGCGGTTGGCGCAATACTTTTCAGCGTTACGGCGCAGGCGGCAAGCGACACAAGCCAAACGGCAGACGCTCAAGTTGATCGCAATGCACAAGCAACAGCGCAAAGCGACAGCAATGCAACCGCATTGGCTTCCATCGTTCAAGAAGGCACAGCAACCGCGGCAAGCGTTTCAACAGTTACGGCAAACGGTGAAGGCCTGGTGGATGGCGCAGCAAGCGCTGCATCCACAACCGCAGCAAGTGCCGCCGCTGACGTATTCCTTGGCGCCATTGCCACAGCCGCATCGACAAGCGCATCAACGGCTGGCGCTGAAACATTCTCAAGCGGCATGGCAACAGCCGCAGCCGAATCTTCAGCCACGGCAACGGCTGATGTTGACGTTGGCAATTCAGCGTTTTCCGAAGCCGAGTCAGGATTTACGGCTGACCCAACAACCACCTGGTATGCCGAAGCGCGAGCAGCAAGCGTTTCTGAGATGGTCGCCAATGGCGAACGCAAGTGGGAACCCATTACACCCGTCACCACGATTTGGACTGACGTTACCAATCCAACAAATACTTGGACACCCATCAATTCACCGTGGCGAGATGCCGCGTAAGAGGTAAATAAAAATGGCCGATACCACCACTAGTAACCTTTCACTTACCAAGCCTGAAGTTGGCGCGTCAACAGACACTTGGGGTTACAAACTCAACACAAACATGGATACGCTCGACGCGTTATTCGCGGCAGCGGGTAGCGGCACGAGCGTCGGATTAAACGTTGGATCGGGCAAGACGCTTGCGCTTGGCGGCAACATGACGGGCGCGGGAACGATCAACGGTGTTTCAATTGGGCAAACCGTTGCCGGCGCCGGATCTTTCACAACGCTTACAGCGTCAGGCAATGCAACGCTTGGCGATTCAACAACAGACGTTGTAACGGCATCAGGCAAGATGGTGATCAAACCCGTTGTTGAAACGGCTAATGTTGCAGCTACACAAGCAACGGGAACGGTGAACGTTGATCTGACCGAGCGTGCCGTTAATTACTACACGTCAAACGCTTCAGCCAATTGGACGTTTAACTTTCGCGGTGATGCAGCAACAACGCTTAATAACTTCATCACAACGAACCAGTCAATCACTTGCGCGTTCCTGGTAACGAATGGCGCAACGGCTTACTACCCAACAGGTTTCCAGGTTGACGGTACAACGACGAACGTGACTGTCAAATGGCAAGGTGGAACAGCGCCGGCTGCTGGCAATACAACATCCATTGACGCTTATTCATTTAGTATCATTAAGACAGCGGCAAGCACTTACACAATCCTTGCCGCGCAAACCAGGTTTGCTTAAGGATAAATATATGCCCATTTTTTCATCAATAGGTGCGGCATCGTCAAAGTCTTTTGGGCTTTTTTCATCTTCATTATCATTTAGCGCCGAATATCTTGTTGTTGCTGGTGGTGGTGGTGGCGGATGGCTACGCGGTGGCGGTGGTGGCGCAGGTGGTTTTCGAGAGGGTACCGGCGGCAGCGCTTTATCTTTAAGAACATCTTTTGTTTATTCGTTAAAAGTTGGTGCCGGTGGTGCTGGAGCAAGCAGCGGGTTAACAGGAAGCAATGGCAATACATCAATTTTTGCCACGATTACATCGACTGGAGGTGGTGGAGGTGGTACTGATCCAGATCAGGGTAGTTTGTCAATAAGGGATGGTAATCCTGGTGGGTCTGGAGGGGGTGGTGCGTATGACCCTACGAACAATGTTAATGGATCAGGAGGTGCTGCATCACCTTCTGGGCAAGGCAATGCTGGTGGAAGCTCCTACTCTACCGGTGGAAATGGATATTCAGGTGGTGGTGGCGGGGGTGCTGGAGAGGCTGGAAACACTGACGGAGTAGCGCACGGCGGCGATGGTTCGGTATCTGCAATCAACAGCACAACTTACGCAGGTGGAGGCGGAGGTGGTTCCTATAACTACGCGACTGCTAAGCCTGGAGGCACTGGTGGCGGTGGTGCTGGTTCAAACAATTCAGCAGCAGGCGTATCAGGAGATCCTAACACCGGTGGTGGGGGCGGCGGCGCGGGCGCTCTTGCATCTAGCTCTCAGCCTGGCGGCACTGGAGGCAGCGGCATAGTGCTGATTAAGATTCCAGATACTCGCACAGCAACTTTTTCTGGCGGCGTCACTCAGACATCCAGCACTGCCGGTGGGTTTAGAACCTATACGGTCACTCAGGCAGGCCCGACCGATACTGTTACTTTTAGTTGAGGCAATCATGGCGCACTACGCAGTTCTTGATGAAAACAATGTCGTGATTGATGTGTTTGTCGGAAAAGACGAGCACGAGACACTAAACGGTCAGCCTGTTGATTGGGAGCAGTATTACGGTGCTAAACGCACCAGCTACAACACGTTTGCAGGCGAGCACAAGGCAGGTGGAACGCCGTTTAGGAAAAACTACGCCGGTCTTGGTTACACATACGACCAAGTGAAAGATGCTTTCATTCCGCCAAAACCGTCGTATGCGTCTTGGGTGCTTAATGAAAACAAGTGCATTTGGGAACCTCCAATTCCGATGCCACAAGACGGCAATATGTATCAATGGAATGAAAATTCTGGTTGGTTGATAAGAAGCACAAATCTCACCGCTGACAGCATTGGCGGCGACTCGATTGGAGCGTAAACCATGGATGCTAACGCTAGCGCTAAAGACGTGGAGGCTAAATTGTCAACTCATGAGGCGGTCTGCGCCGAGCGTTACGCAGGCATCAACGCAAGACTTAAACGCTTGGAGCAAATCCTGATTGCATCAGCCGGTGCAATCATTCTTTTGCTTGTCAACACTAACTTAAAACTTTTCCACTGACATGTTTGATCTTTTATCCGGTGGCTTACTTGGTTCGATCTTTGGCGGACTATTCCGACTCGCGCCAGAGATTCTCAAGTTCATGGATAAGAAGAACGAGCGCAACCACGAATTAAACATGTTCCAACTCCAGACGGATTTGGAAAAGATGCGTGGTCAATTCAAGATGGAAGAAAAGTATGTTGATCATTCCATCGCACAGTTGGACGCCATCAAAGCAGCGTTTAACGAGCAAGCTGAAACCGCCAAATCGGCTGGTTGGTTTGTGGCGGCAATCAGCGCATTAGTTAGACCTGGCATCACTTGGGCGTTGTTTTTCATGTATGCCGCAGTCAAAGTTGCGGCGCTTTGCATTGCCTTTCAAACGAACGCCAGTTGGTCTGAAGTGCTGACGCAAACATGGGACGCTGACGATTTTGGTTTGTTCAGCATGTGCATTTCATTCTGGTTCGTTGGTCGCTCGATTGAGAAGTACGGCAAATGAACGAAGGCATCCAAATC